ATTGCTGAGGTAATCGTAGGTGAGGCAAACCCAAAAGCTACGCCGTCGGAAGCCTTAGCAGAATAGTTTGGGAGGTAGCTCTGGCAACAGGGCTACACCCAGATGTTTTTGAGACAGCCGAGGACATTTTAACCGTGATCGAGATTTTGGAAAGGCGCGCAAATGGCTAAGGACGCAATCAGCTATGACAAGGCTGAGCTGCGCGCCATTGTGCGATCTTTCAAGGCAATGGACGAGGAAGCAACAGACCAAGCCAAAGAGGTCACCTCAGAGCTTGCAGAATTTGTGAAACAAAAGGTTATTGCCACAGCTGGTCAACGCAACAATCGCGCATCAAAGATAATTGCTGAGGGCGCATCAGTGCGCAAATCCTCCAAAATTGGTGAGATCGGCTACGGCTTTGCACGCCAGAAATTAAGCGGTGGCGGTACGACTCAGCAGGTTTGGGGCGGGTATGAGTTTGGGTCAAACAAATACAAGCAGTTCCCAGTATGGTCAGGTAAAGAAAGCCGTGGAGGTTCACGCGGTTGGTTTATTTACCCAACACTGAGATCAGTGCAACCAGACATTGTAAAAAAATGGGAAGAAGCTTTTGGAAAAATAGTTAAGAGGTATGCATAGTGGCTGGTCTAAGTCGTACCCTCAAACTTTCCATACTTGGAGACGTTGACAACCTCAACAAATCGCTTAAAGCTGCCAGCAAAGATGTTGACACTTTTGGCGACAAAATGGGCAAGGTTGGCAAAATGGTTGGCGCGGCTTTTGCAGCTGCTGCCGCTGCCGCTGGTGCTTACGCAATCAAGATCGGCGTTGAAGGAGTCAAGGCTGCAATCGAGGACGAGAAGGCACAGACGCAGCTTGCTGTCGCCTTAGAAAACGCCACAGGGGCTACAAAGGCACAAATTGCTGCCACTGAGCAATCAATCTTGCAAATGTCTTTGGCGACTGGTGTGGCAGATGATGAGCTGCGCCCAGCTTTGGGACGGTTGGTCAGATCAACCTCAGATACTGAAAAGGCACAGCAATTACTCGCAACAGCTTTAGACATAAGCGCAGCCACAGGCAAGCCGCTGGAAAGCGTTGCAAATGCTTTGGGCAAGGCTTATGACGGCAACACAGCATCACTGGGCAAACTAGGCATTGGCTTATCAGCTGCCGAATTAAAGACCATGAATTTCACTCAGGTGCAGGGCAAATTGTCAGACCTGTTTGGCGGTGCAGCAGCTCGTAACGCTGATACTTACGCAGGGCGCATTGCTCGCATGCAAATTGCATTTGATGAGGCTAAAGAAACAATTGGGTTTGCGCTATTGCCAATCCTTGAAAAGCTTATGGGTTTTATCAATAACAATGCTTTGCCAATCATTAACGCATTTAGCGGTGCTTTTAGCCTCAACGGCAATGGTCTTGGCGGTGTCATTACAACACTTGGCAACATCATCACTAGTGTATTTACGCCAATCATCAATGGCATGATTAAAGCGTTTGGGTATGTTCGAGATGCAATCGGTGACAACCTTGACACTTTCAAGGAATTTGGGGCATTGATCGCAACCTATGTTGCACCAGTCATAGGCACAGTTTTGGGCGGTGCGTTACAGGTAGCAGGCAAAATCGCAGGTGGCGTCATTGACGTCATTGCTGGTGTGGTCAAAATTCTCAACGGCTTAATTTCAGGTGCGGTTGCAGGTATCAATGCTTTGATCTCTGCCTATAACGCAATACCGTTTTTACCAAACGTCAGCAAGATTTCAACACCGACGGTTAGCGTGCCTACAATTAAGACACCAACAGTGCCAACAACAACGACGACAATACCTAAGATTTCAGCACCGTCAGGCGGTGGCGCAACGACCACGTCAAGCGGTGGCGGTGTTTCAACAGCTGCAAAAGTGGCTGCAACCGCTGCCGCTGCGACGACTGGCGGCATTGGTTCATTTGATGCTGGACGTTTCCGTATGGGCGAGGAAAAAGACCGCGCAGGTACAACAATCAACCTGACCGTGACTGGTGCGTTTGATAAGGAAGGCACAGCACGCACAATCGTTGACACATTAAACAACAGCTACTATCGCGGCACAGGCGGCGCAACTAACCTGCAAATAGCATGACCCAGTGGACACCAGTCTGGAAAGTAGAGCTTGACGGCGTTGAATACACAGACGCGGTATTGGCTAACCTAACAATCCGCACGGGTCGGACAAACATTTATGAGCAGGCACAAGCTGGTTATGTTAATTTGCAGCTGCTGGACGTTAATCAAACGACAATACCAGTCAACATAAACAGCACAATCAGCGTATCTATCAAAGACTCAACAAACGCTTATGTTGCCATTTTTGGCGGGCACGTTGTTGACATTGGCTTAGAGGTGCGCGACGTGGGCAGCACAATGTTTACACAGACTTACAGCATCACAGGTTTAGGTGCATTGGCTCGTTTGCCCAAAGTAATTTTTACAGATGCGTTGCCACGCGATTTTGACGGTGATCAGATTTATGATGTTTTAGACGGTATTTTGTACAACAGCTGGGCGCAAGTTGCACCAGCAGTTACTTGGGCAACATACACACCAGCTACCACAACATGGGCAACGGCAGAAAATAGTGGCTTGGGTGAGATTGACCGCCCCGGAAATTATGACCTTGCAGCTCGCGGCGGCGGGTCAGACCCTATTGACGCGTACAGTCTTGTTTCAGCACTTGCCACATCAGGTCTTGGTTACATTTACGAGGACGCACAGGGTCGCATTGGCTATGCCGACAGCACACACCGCACTAATTACCTTGCAGCGAACGGTTACGTTGACCTAGACGCAAACCATGCACGCGCAGCAGGGTTGCGCATTGAAACACGCGTTGGCGACGTACGCAATGCCATAACGATTAAGTACGGTGCAAACTCAAATAATGACGTGTCCGATAGCGACCCAGTATCTATTGCCACATACGGCAACCTTGCCCAGATCATCACGACGACCTTGCATGACGCAACAGATGCCACGGCACAAGCTGCGTTTTACCTAAGCCTGCGCGCTAATCCTCAACCTATTTTTAGCGAGATTACCTTTGACTTAACCAACCCAGAAATTGACAACTCAGATCGTGACAGACTTATTGCTGTGTTTATGGGTGAGGCGATAGCACTCAATAATTTGCCGCTTAACATGAGCAGTGGCACGTTTCAAGGCTTTGTCGAAGGCTGGTCGTTTCAGGCGTCCTACAACCGTTTGTCCGTAACTTTGCTGTTGTCACCATTGGCATACAGCTTGCAGGCAATGCGCTGGAACGACGTGCCAGTGACCGAAACATGGGCAAGCGTGTCGCCGACATTAGACTGGGCAAATGCCACAATAGTGGCTTAACGAAAGGAAACTCAATTGGCAAACCCGACCACGAATTATGGTTTTGTTCTACCTACGTCGAGCGATTTGGTAACGGATTTACCAGCCGATTTCGACGTTGCATTGCAAGGCGTTGACACGCGACTAAAAGCACTGCAACCAGGCACGACGCTTGGCGATCTCGTTTATTCATCAGCTACAGCAAACACAAACACACGACTTCCAATTGGCACAACTGGTCAGGTTTTAGCAGTTTCAGGCGGCGTTCCAGCATGGACAACAACCTCAGACGTGACGCCTCTGACAACTAAGGGCGATCTATTCACTTTCACAACCGTTGACGCTCGAATTGGAGTTGGTGCAAACGGAACAGTGCTAACGGCAGACTCAGCCGAAGCAAGCGGATTGAAATGGACAACGCCCGCATCTGGCGCGTACACATCACTTGCGACTGGTTCTCTTTCAGGTTCAGCGGTAACAATCAGCAGCATTGCTGGGACTTATCGTGATTTAGTTCTTGTTTTATCGGACGCATACATGAGTGCATCAACAGGCATTTCTTACAACGTCAATGGAACAACTGGAATTTATGCAACAGGTCTTGGCGCGGGTGGTTATTCGCCTTTGGCAGTAGACTCAACAAGATTTTATTCCAACGCGGATTTTAATTCAAGTTCACAAACATCAAGTGAAATCACAACATTTCAGAATTATGCTAGTTCAACTTGGAAAACTGCAAAATTGCAAACATTTAGCAAATCAACTGCCACTGAATACGCAGTATTTGATAAATTAGCGGGTATTCGTTTGGCTAGTGCGATTACTTCTATAACTATTACGGCACAATCTGGAACATTTAGCGCGGGAACTTACATACTTTACGGAGTTAAATAATGACAAGAGAAATGATAACAATTCACAATGCAGAAACTGGCGAAGTCATTGAGCGTGAAATGACAAAAGCCGAAGCAGATCAATTAAATGCAGACCGAGCAGAAGCAAAGGCAAGAGCAGAAGCAGAAGCGCAAAAAGCAACTGAAAAGGCTGCGCTTTTAGCAAAGCTTGGCATAAGTGACCACGAAGCGAAATTGTTGTTGTCGTGACTTATCCTGACGGCACAAATGCACGGCTGATTGAAGTCGCCGCAGCTGAGATTGGTACGGTTGAGGAAGGCAACAACCTCACAAAGTACGGCAAATTTACAAAGGCAGACGGTTTGCCCTGGTGCGGTTCGTTTGTCAATTGGTGTGCAAATCAAGCTGGCGTCAAAATCCACAGCGTTGTTGGCACAGCTGTTGGCGCACATAAATTTAAGGAAATGCAACGCTGGTCAACTATGCCTCAGCTTGGCTACTTGGCTTTCATGGACTTTCCACATGACGGCGTAGATCGCATTTCACACATTGGCATTGTTGTCGGACTCATTGACACAAAAACATGTTTGACCATTGAAGGCAATACGTCTGGGACAGGCGATCAACGCAATGGTGGCATGGTTATGGTCAAGGTCAGATCGTACGGAGAGGGCAAGGAGATCGTCGGTTTTGGCATACCTAAATTTGTGCCATACAAGGGCGAATTTCCACAGGTAGATGCACCAGCTGCAAAAGCAGCCGCAGTCAAAAAGGAGAGCAAAAAATGGAACAAGCAAAAGCCGTAGCAGCCTCATGGGCGCGCTCATTTCTGGCAGCTGCACTTGCCCTATACATGGCAGGCGTGACTGACCCAAAGACACTAGCAATGGCAGGCGTGGCAGCTGTTGCACCAGTGATCTTGCGCTGGCTTAATCCAAATGACAAAAGTTTTGGCAACTTGGGGAAGTAGCCAGAAACTTGCGGCGGCAGGGTTGGTTTGGGCACTTGCACTAATCCTGTCCGCTTGCGGGTATCAAGGCTGGACGCGCTATGAGTGTCAAGAATTCGACAACTGGTCAAAAGCGGAGTGTCAGAAACCGCAATGCCTCCCAACTGGAACATGCACTGACGACCTACTTGGCATTGACCCGTGATAAGCCAGCACGACGCAAATCACCAGAGGAAATACACGCGCAGCTAATCCTGATTATTGGGGCAACACTAGCTGCGGTGTTTTTGGTTGTAACCGTTGGCATTACCTATGCACTAATCTTTGTCACACAGCCAATTGGGGCACAAGCACCCAATGACGCTGCATTTATTGATTTGCTTAAAACACTTGCGATCTTTCTTACAGGTTCGCTAGGCGGTGTGCTGGCTGGCAATGGACTTAAATCCAAGCCAAAGTCACAGGACACGCCGACAAACACGCAAGGTTCTTGACCGCGCGCCGATCATGCGTCACCCTGAGTTCAGGTGGTAACACTTACCGCCTAGAAATCGGGAGAATTCTAAATGGTACTTGATCTATTAGACCCAGAGACTTTGGGTCGTTTGGTTGGCGTAATCTTTCTTATGGTGCTTGGTGGTGCAGCTGGTTATGCCAAAGGCTTTAAGGAAGGCAAGCGCGAAGGCATGGCACGCCGTAAGGCGATTAGCCGTCACATGTCAAACAAGGTGGCTGACTAATGGCGTTTCTAGATAACTACGAGGGCAACAAAGAGCGCACAGATCGCTGGAATTTAACGTACCCAGAAGGTCGTTTGCAGGCACACATTGTCGAGTTCAATGCTGAGAAAGGCTACATACTCGTACAGGCTAAAGCTTGGCGCAATCAGACAGAGATCGAGCCAGCAGGCATTGACTATGCATACGGCTTTATTGCAGCTTACAACCCAAACATGAAACGCTGGTTTGTCGAGGACACTACGACCTCAGCTTTGATGCGCGTCATGGCATTGGTCATGGGCGGGACAGAAAAGGCAACTCGCGAAACAATGGAACAGGTCGAGAAGCTATCAACAAAGGTTGCCACAGCTGATGTCAAGGCTGATTATGATTATTGGACAACAAAGCACGGCGACGTGCCCAGTTACGCCACAGCAGGAGAAGCTGAGCAATCTGGCATACCGTCACTGGGTTCATCAATTGATGAAATCGCAAACCAATTGGGCGGTCAACTGGTCGAGGAAAAGCCACGCTGCGAACATGGCACACGCGTTTGGAAAACAGGCGAGTCAGCCAAAACTGGTAAAGCTTGGGGCGGGTATTTCTGCACCGAGAAAGCCAAAGCAAACCAGTGTGAGCCTGTTTGGTATCAACTAGGCAGCACAGGTCAGTGGGTCGTGCGTCTGCCATGAGTGACTACATGGAGATGATCGACGTCAAAACAATGACGTGCAAGCTGCTTTGCAATGGTGAAGTAATCGCTGAGTACAAAGTAGAGCAGTGTGACAAATGCTCACAGATTACAAAGCTTGACTCATTTGGCTACCAAAAAGGCTATGACAAACATGAAAAGGTTATTTGGTTTTGCGGTGGTTGCAGGTGAAAATCAAATTAACACAAAACGAAATGAATTTGTGCATGGTTGCCTCAGTCAAAAAATCAGATACACATAAGGGTTTGTTGCCGTTGCGCTATGACGCGCCGTCTTACATGGAACAACTGGCACAAATGGGTGAGTCAATTGGTGCCGAGTGGGCTGTTGCCAAGTACTTTGATTTGCGCTTTGACCCATTTGAGGAGAAATACAAAGTCAAGGCAGACGTTGGTGCAGGCATTGAGGTGCGCTGGACAAAATACGAGCTGGGTCAGCTGATCGTGTATGAAAGTGATCGACCAACAGACATTGCTGTGCTGGTCACAGGTCAAGCACCAAATTATTACATTGCTGGTTGGATACCAGTGGCAATGGCTCAAAAGCCACGCTATCGCCACACCAAACAGCCGACATGGTGGGTCACGCAGCTTAATTTGCAACCAATTGAAAATCTGAGGAAAAGCAATTATGCACATACAATTTGAGTGTCGCATTTGTAAGAAAATTACAAAACAAGTCATACACAAGATCACAGATAACCTGCCGCAAGGCGTCGAGGTTATTCAATGCACGAAGTGTGAGGTCATGGGTGTTGCACAGATCGGTGGAACAGATGCCAACCTATGAGTATCAATGTATTGCGTGCAGTATCAGTTATGAGATTACAGAAAAACTAGCTGAACACACAACACCGTATTGTTGCGGCTTTATGATGCGACAGATTTACAGCTCACCCGCAATTGTGTTTAAGGGTAAGGGATGGGGTCACCAATGATTACAGTGCTTATGGGTGCGCCTGGTGCTGGCAAATCAACATGGGTAGCAGCTAACAAAACAGGGCTTGAATACATTTACAACACCGAGGCAGTACGAGTCAATCGTGATCTAGACGTCGGGCGTTACATGTATCTATTGCGCCAAAAGGCTGTTACAGCTGTTGAAGCAGGTCAGGACTTGATCGCTGACGGTACTCACACGATCAGCACCCACCGAAAAGTTTGGCTTAATTTGGCTGAGCGATTGGGTTTAGAAACCAGATTGATTGTGTTTGACACACAATTAGCATCATTGCTGGAGGTACAGGTAAACCGTAAATTTCCAGCCCCAAGCGTCGTCGTGATTGATCACTATCGACGATTACAAAGGGCAAAGCACATTATCCTTCGAGAAGGGTGGGGTTCAATTGAAACCATTACACGATAAGTTATCCACAGAGGTTATTCACAGGCTGTGCGCAACGCCCAACAGCACGCTCAATAGGTTGTTAAACTTGACAGGCTTGGTACGCTGGTTTCGCTTGAAGCGAGCCGCTGAGGCGGGTAGCTCGCAAGGGCGCAATCGGCTAATGGGCAAGGTCTATGCCATTGCGGCATTGCTTTCAATAACGACAACACTCGAAGCAAATGCAGCTAACTATTCAATAGATCACTTGAAGCTTTATTCGCACAGTCGTTTCATCACAAAAGAAAGCCGTTGGTCGTATTCAGCTCGCAACGGAAGTCATTTTGGACTGGGTCAAATGAGATCGACGTGGTATCGAGACCTTGACCCATACCGTCAAATAGATGCATCATTGAGGTACATAACAAAGCGTTATCAAACGCCATGCAAAGCGTGGGCTTGGCACATTGAAAGGAATTGGTACTGATGAGCGCATTGAAAGACAATGGCAGCACAAGCCAGTGGCGCAAGATCAGGCAACGGATACTTCAGCGTGACGGCTATACCTGCCAGCAATGCGGTGCTGACGGCAACACGGTAGATCACATTTTGCCAAG